TATTCCACGGGTTTGCCCTTGGCGTGTAAGAAGGTGAATTTGAAATACTGGGTGGTATCACCGTCACAGTCCACTTCCTCGGTATAGAGGGAAACGGTAAGGTTTTTGCGTTCTGTAACCTCGCCCACAACGGGTGAAGAATATTTCACAAAATTACCCTCATCGTCGTTTTCAACTACGCCTCCGTCAATCAAAGACAAAAGCTCCGGACAGAAGGTGTTGTTCACCAGCTTGATTTCGTAACCCAGCAAAATATCCTCGTAGCGGAGAGTACCTAATATGGTGTTTTTCACACGGTGTATTTTTTCAGTGCCCTCGCTGACAAAAGGTTTTATACTGGCTTCGCTGGCGGTTGTGAAAACATAGGTAGTACCGCCTGACTCCTCCTCGGTTATTTCAGCGCGTACTATGTTTGCAAGCACGCGTTCTTCAAGATTTTTAACTGTCTGAGACATTCATTTTCCTCCTTGTTCAGTTATTGCATATCCGTTTAAGCACCCTGTATGTAAGGGTGCGTTTATAGCAAACAGCATCTCCGCCTGTCTCCTCTGTTTCAGAGCCTAAAAACTTAAAGCAGCTGCCTCGAAGTGCGGCAGTAACCTTTTTTTGAAGCTCATCTAAAGAAGCATAGCTTTCAACAGGTGACATAACAGATACTGTAAAGTATGTGTAAGCTCCGCTGCCCGTTTTGGCAAGTTCGGTTTTATCTTCATTTACAGTGGCATAAGGCTCTGTGCACCTGCCCGGCATTTTAGCAGGCAGATACACAGCTATGCCATTTTTCTCGAGCAGGGAAAAAAGTTTTTTAACCATTATTTCACTCCTCTGGCTATTTTTTTGCCACAAGCGACAACAGGTAATAGCAATCTTTGATATTCTCGCAGAAGCTCACCTCGTAATCGGATGATTTTATGCGTACAATATCAGATTCTGCGATATGTGGATTTTTATCACACACTAATATCGCCATAGGCGTTTGACGGCCTTTGCCGATATTGTCGTCTTTCACCTTCAGAGAAACATAGGGCATATATCTGTGAAGCAGATGAGAAAAATACAAATCGTGTTCGCCGTATTTTTCAAGTCCTGACACATCTCCGAAGCTGTCTGTAACCTTGTGGAAAAACTCAGCAGTGACGTTTAGCAGGTGCTTTTTTAAAAGGCGCTGCATTCTTCTGGCATTCTTTCTCATGGTGTGTCGCTCCTTTTTAAAACTCCTGTACGGTTTTTTCTGTAAAGGGCGGCCAACGATAGCCAGTACCGACGGGAGGATTCCACATCCACATCGGGTAAATGTAAGCTGTCGTTTTCTGCTTTTATTATCAGTGCTCTGTATGTGGCCTCTGCTATATCAAACCGACAGTCGGCAAGGATTTTTTCAAGCTCTTCATCCGGGAAGAAGGGATATTCTTCTTCCCGGAGATTGGCTTTGAGCGTTTTAAGCATTGTCAATCACCTCTGTTGCCCTTGATTAACCCTTGCTGATAATTCTTGCAATAGGGATAGCCTTGTGGTCAATAGACTCACTGCCATCAGCATTTTTAACCAGCTCCCAGTTAGCTGCATTTTCCAGCTCAGCATTTGTGGGAGAAAGGGATGCAAGTGCAGCCTTTGTGAAGTTGATGCCGTAGGGGGCAAAAATCTTTCTCTGTCTTGAATAAAGAGTTGTTCTGCCGCCGTTCTTTGCTTCGTCGCGGTCCATAGCATAGGGGATTGTTGCACCTACGTCAACATATTCAAATGCACCATCGCCTAAGATATAGGTTGTGTATGTGCCGTCTTCGCCAACGGGCATAGTGTCATCAATAAACACTGTTCTGCCGCACCATGTGCCGAGTGTTAAGTCACGCTGAATGCCATTTTCGTCTGTGTATTTAAGACGGTCGATAAGGTTGAGGTTTTCAAGATTTGTTGCTACTGCAGAGTGCATGAAAACAAGAGAGAATTTGTCCTTGTTATCGCCGCATGCCTTCTGGATAGCAGTGTTAAGTGTTGTAGCAGCCACATTTGCGCCCTCGCCGTCCTCTTCGGAAATATCGAGAGTGTGAGCTGTTACGAAGTCTTCGTTTGCGCCTCCTGTCATAGAGAAAACGCCCTTGAGAATGGAGAGGATGGTTTTCTGGTCAACCTCGTCCCAGTACTCAGCAACCTGAACTGCAACATTGTCCATAAAGTCAGCACCGGCAACATCAGCAGAAAAGTCGTTTTCTACCCATGCCTTGGCACGGCCTACAACAACCATGCTCTGTGAGAATGTGCTTGTTTCGTTTGCTGTAATATCTGTTGAACCATCGTAATTGAGAGCATCTCCGCCGATTGTGGCAAACATCGGTACAGTGCCATAAAAACCGCCGCTCTGTTCAGAGAACATGCTCTTAAGGTCAGGACGTGGACGGAGTGCCTTTGAATGAATAAACTCATTTCTTTTAAGATTTGGTATCTGATCAACGTACTTGCCGAACACCTCACCATTGAATGTTTTGGAATTAAAATTAGCCATTTAGATAATCCTCCTGTAATTTGGTTAACGCATCGTTAAATCTTTAAGCACCCGGCAGATAACTACCGTGTGCTGTTAGCCTCCAGTTGCATCATCTGTGAGTAGGTAAGCCCCTCTGTGGGAAGATTTGTCCCTCTGGGAAAATTCCCCTTTGTACCGCCGGGAGATGCGGCGTCAAATAAATACGGGTCAGTTTTTCTCAGTAAATCCAACTGTTGCTCCGCATTTTCAATAGGGTTTTCGTCGCCAAGTGACAAAAGTGCGCGCACTGCCTTTTCGTTTTTGCCGCCTTTTTTGCGGATAAGGCTGTTTATTTCTCCCTCGAGCTTTACCTGCTCCAATTTGCCGTTTAATACCGATACGTGGTCATCGTACTTCTTTTCAAGGGCAGTCATCTCTTCGCTTAGTCGGTCAGCCTCAGCTGCTCTTTCACGCAGCGTGTTTGCCTGCTCATTAAGTGACTGCAGCTCCTCCAGGGCGTTTTTTAACTCATCACGTTTTGTGTTGTAGTCTGCTTTAGCTACGAATTTTTTGCCCAGCTCTGATTTAAATTGTGCGATTACCTCTTCGGTAACGGCGTCACCGAAGGCTTGTTTCAAAAATTCTGTCATATTTATCTCCTTTAATCTGCACCATCCTTGATAAGACAGCCAGTCCTGCCATTGGTGCCGTCTATTTTTATTCCGCCGACTCAGGCGGTGATATAGTTATATAAGTATGTCTGCTTCTTCAGAAATACACTTAAGTTCTGCATCTCCGTCGGTGGAGATATTCCATTTTTCAATATAGTTCTTTCTGCTGCGAACGCTTGCCTCAACCTCCGAAAGGTCAATTCTGCGTTCTGTTTCATCGTCCTCCATAATGGGGTACTGATGTTCGATTTTAATTGTAAACTCTGTGTCAGGAAGCTTTTTGTAGCCGTAGATGGCGTTGATTTTGATAAGTGATTCCACGAGCCATTTAAGTGCACAATCCCAAGTGTGCCAACGTTCCTCACACTTGCATATAAGCTCCCAGTAAAGAGCTTTCATTGCCTTGCCGCTCTGGATTACACCGGAGAGCTGTTCTGTGGTGACATAGGGAATATCCATCAGGTCGTACATATCGCTTTTTACGCGGTTTATGCTATTTTCATAAGCCTCGGTATAGGCAAAGGTGCTTTCCAGTTTTTCTATATCCGCTTCACCATCGCTGGACTGGTCAGTCTGCAAATCGATCACAGCGTTGGGGGCTATACGCATATTGTCAAGACAATCACCGCTGGTGTTTTTGGCAACCGTTATGGGAAACATCTGGAAAAGCAGTGTGTCGGCGTCATCGCTTTTTAAGCGGTTGTATCTTTCCTGGTTGCTGATAAGCTCTGCAACATCGCTTTCACCCTTTAAATCTCCCGTGAGAGGATCGTTTATGATGATATACGCAGGGATAAAGTCAAGCCCGGTATCGTCAAAATCGTGAATGGTTTCTTTGATGTTTCCGTTTCCGTCGTATATTGCCTCAGTTATGTAGCACTTGCCGCCGTACATCTCAAATTTCTGTTTCCAGAAGCGTTGATCTGCCCTTGATTTTTCATCGTTGAGGCCGTAGAAGAAAATTATCTTTGAAATATTGTCCGATTCGTCAAATTCCGTATCGTATATAAACTCAAAGGAAGGACGGAACATTATCTCAACACCGTTACCGCTGCACCAGAGCTTCAGTGCCACTCTTCTGCCGATAAAGCAGTCACG